GATCGTGGATGCCGCAGACTGTTCTGCTAGGGATGCATCATATTCTGTGTATTGCGCATGCGGCTGTGCCTTGGTGATACTCACACGCGGCAAGTAATCCACGGCCAGCAAGTCAACCGGGTAATTGTGTTTGCGCAGCATGTAGTGGTACGCGCCGATTTGTGGCAAGTGCATTTTAGCCTTTGCCCCGGTCTTTAAATCCCTGAGTGCGCTAGGGTGCGCGGCCATCAAATCGATAGTGCCTTTTAAAACGTACCCCACCGCGATGTTAACCGTCATCTTGTACTCAACCCGCACCGGGTTAATGCTGGGAGCAATGCCCCGCATATATTCCCCGACCATGCGCAGCGTTTGTTTTTCGGCGGTGTTACGGTTAGGGCTGGTGTCATCCCATAAGATGCCATCAGCAATGCCTGTGCTTAGCATATCAATCGCTTTTTCTTGCGTCTCTTTTAAAGGGGCAAGCGTGCCTGTATCAATCTTATAATCGAGCGTGTACTGCGCCCCGGTATGCACCGCCGTACCGACACTCGCGCCTATGACGCGGTTAGATTCGCGCAAGTTATAACCGCTTTCCTGAAGCTCTTTTTTAAGCATCTTTGCAGCAGCGCGGCGCGGGCAATCCGCGTACTCTGTTAAGCTGCTGGGGTGTATCTCTATGAGGTTCGACATGCCGGTTTTCTTAGGTTTTTATCCTTGCTTGTGTGTGTAAATACACTTACTGTTTCTGTCAATATAAATCTCATAAAAGGGAGCGCCGCATGGCAAAAATTGTAAAGCAAAAGGTGACTGTAAATCCTTTATCAGAATCAGAACGTACCGCTCATTTGGAATGGATAAACACCAAGATTGCCGCATCAAAAGTTTATAACGTATTGCCCATGGGAAAACCCCGCATGACGCAACGCGACCGCTGGAAAAAAAGATCCGTTGTGTTGCGGTATCATGCTTTTTGCGACCAGGTGCGCGAGCTGAAAATGGAAGTGCCAGCAAGCGGCGCACACATCATCTTTGTTTTGCCCATGCCGGATTCATGGCCGCAAAAAAAGAAGGCAGCAATGTTAAAAATGCCACACCAGCAAAAGCCCGATAAAGACAATATGGAAAAGGGCTTATTAGATGCGCTGTTAGGCGAGGATTCTCACATTTGGGATAGCCGCGTCACCAAAATCTGGGGGCATTCCGGGGCGATACTTATGGGGAAAATATAGGTTGACCCCCATTCTTTATGCTTTATTAATATGTGTAAATATCACATATTTAAAAAAGGAAAAAAAATGGCACGGCCTAAATTACCCTTCACAAAAGAGCGCGTTCACCTCAACATAAATCCGTTTCTTTTGAGTGCTTTAAAAATAGAAGCTCATGCTCAAAAGCGATCTATATCCGCGCATATAGAGTTGATGCTTGAAAACTATATCGCAATAACCCCACCAAATCATGATCCAGCTGTCCGCCACAATAGTTAGGCAAAAATCACTCTAAAAATGCCCACTCAATAAAAAAACGAGGCGATAATGTTACCCTACTATCCATTTTTCTGGGGCGATTATTCAAATAAAACGTTCGATTTAACAACCTATCAACATGGGGTCTACTTCCTTCTTTTAAGGCGAATTTATTCAAAAGGGGAACCCATCCCACACGAGCAACGCTATAGCATTGCTAAAGCATTGCTTGACCAAGAACGAAGCGATGTTGACTTTGTGCTTGCCGAATACTTCATCAAAAAAGGAGATGCGTGGACCAACAATCGCGCCATGGCGATTATCCGTGAGACCAATGCCAAGCATGAAAAGCGCGTAAAGGCTGGCGAGAAGGGCGGAAAAAAAGCAAAATCCACCGCCAAGCAAAGCTCAAGCAATGCTCAAGCAATGCTCAAGCAACCAGAACTAGAACCAGAACCATATATACACACTATTATAAATAATAGTGTGTGTGAGAGCGTGCGCGAGGCAGAGCCTGAAAACGCAGCAAAGCCCACCCCCACACTTTCCGCTTGCGCGGATAAAAAAAATAATTTAAAAAATGGTGGGGAAAAAGAAGGTAAATCAGATGGAAGCGCCGGAAACAAACGATCACACAGCGGTAAAGGATCAAGTTTGCCAGCCGATTGGCGACCTAGTGAAAAGTGCTTGGAATCCGCGAGTGGGATCGGCGTCACCCCTCAGCAGCTCAAGCTCTCAGAGCATCGATTCCGCGATCATTTCCTTAACCGAAAGGGCAAAGGGGAAACTTCAAACGACTGGGACGATACCTTCCTTGCCTGGTGCGCTGGTGATGCGCAGAAGCGAGCAGCCGCAACGGAACGAACTGGTGGTAACGCCGCAGCGGCTGGATCTGGAAATGCCGCTAACCAAAAGCGAGGCTATTTCGATACGATCCTTGCTGGATCGGCTAGAGTCGCTCAAAAGCAGCTTGCTAGGGCGCGGCAGGAACAGCTCGACAGAGGATTACTCAGTACGCCTAATTTTCCTGAATACCCCGTTGATATCATCACAGGACAAGACGGAACTGCTGAGGGCGGTAGCGAGGCCATCTGAGTTCAACGCAAATTATCATCTCACCCGGCTTTCATCTTTTAAAATCTTTCCAGATGGCGCTGCAAAGTGGGATACTTTTTTGGAGGTTATGTCGGAAGCCTGCACCGAATATCCTGAATTTGCCCTTTTCGAGACTGTACAGCACTTTTTGAAGTCGGACACTAGGGAGGATAAGCAGCGCCCCTTCTACCCTAACTCTACGGAGCTCCTAGAGGCAATGCGGGGCTATTCTAAACGGGTACTAGACCTATTCGAGCGCGTAGAGCGAAACGAGAGTGAATATAATCCACCCATCCCTGCCCGCTATGATGAATTCGATGCGCAGTACGTCTGTGACGTCTCAGGGAAAAATTGCCGCCCGATTATCCCCAAAGCATAATTAGATAAAATTAATCCTTGTAATTCAATTTTTTTCTTTGTACTAGCGATAGTATCTTAGGGAAAAATAAAATTGCAAATCCTAGATATTAATCATATATTGCGCCCCGATGATGGCAGCAAAAAACCAGCCGATCTAATGATTTTTCGGTATAAGACCTTTAACTTTATTGAGCATGACGAATTTCACGCCTGTTGCCGTATCCGCCGCGATTATCTTTTTTACATGATTGAGCAGCAGCACTTTGCAACGCAGCAGGCATTCGAGCGCAACAAGATGCGTTACTGGTGCAAGTACCGCGATGCACTGCAAGTCATCAACCCGGCAACGCAGCGAATGTTCACCGCGACCGTTCTTGACAATTTACCTGTAGGCAGGCCAGAACGATTCCCTAAAAAGCCTCCACCTGAGATGGCTGCATTCCGGTCCGCCTGCATAGAGCTTTTAAATTACTACAAAGAACTTGATAAAAATATTTCTTGCGTTCGCTTGACGCATATGTAAATACAAACATTATGACGAAAAAAAAGAAAGCGGCATCTAAAGCACCTCCACGAAAAAGACCCATCTTTACAAGCACAATCGACCCCGTGTTAGAAGAGGCTCTTGTTTCGCATTGCGAACGCGCAGGCAAAACTAAGGCGGATGTTATCGATACCGTTCTTTCTGATTTTTTGTTAGGTTCAACAAATGCCCTTGATGGAGTAAGACATGGCAAAATCTCAAAAAAACCACGACCCTTTCGCAGAAAACGACTCGGAACCCAAAAAGAAGACTAAGGCAGGCGTCTACGATAAAGGCACGCCAGAATACTCTGCAAAACACAATATCCACAATCCTGAATTGCTTTCTTTGGTGGAGCGCATGGAGCGCCTCAAAGAAGACCTGCAGGCCGTGAATGATGATATTAAGGAACTTGCCACGGAAGTGAAAAATCGCGGCTTTGACGTGCCGATTTTTAAAGAGGTTCTTAAATACCGCAAAGACTCAAAAGCCTATGAGGAGAAGATTGCACTTGTGGGGACCTACGTTGAAGGGATTGGCGAAAACTTTGAGATCCCCGGCTTTTATGAGCAGAGTCTGGCGCAAAAGGCGGATGATGAAATTAAGCGCAATGCTAAGGAAATCCACGATTCGTTTAAGGGTATCACCGCCGCTGGCGATGTCACTATTACGGCGGGCGATAAATCAGCAACACTAAAAAAAGAAGACTTTCATCAAACCGATGATGAAGTATTCAGCTAAGGTAGTATTTTAATTATGGCGAATAAAAAGAATAAAAATGCATCAATAGAAGGACTAAACCTTCCATTGCAGAAGGCATATAAAACTGAAATCGTGTATCGTGCGGTTGCCAGCCTTAAAGAGTACGATGGCAACCCGCGTGCGCACCCGGAAAAGCAAGTTATAGACCTGGCGCAAAGCATATCCCGCTTTGGATTTTATGCCCCTATCATCTTAGATGAAAGCGGCGTTTTAATTGCAGGGCATGGCCGCCTTGCCGCCGCTAGGTTTTTGAAGCTAGAGGAAGTGCCGACCGTTACCATCCCTGATTTATCAGAGGATGAAAAAATAGCGTTACGGATTGCCGATAACAAAATCGCTGAAAATTCCGAATGGTCTGTTGATGGCCTCATTCAAGAAATGGAAAAGTTGCGGGTAAAAGATTTTGATATGTCTTTGACCGGGTTTGATGCAGACGAAGTAAGCAAGCTGCTGCGCCCTATTGAGGATTTCACAAACTTTGCCGCCGATCCAGATGATGCCCCGGATGTTGAGCCGAATCCTGTAAGCGCACCGGGTGATGTGTGGATTCTTGGAGCGCACCGGGTGATGTGTGGATCTGCAACCGAGGCTATGGATGTTGATTGCCTCATGGCAGGCGATAAGGCTGCCATGTGTTTCACCGACCCGCCGTACAACGTGGATTATAAGGGCGCGGCTGGAAAGATTAAGAATGATGCGCTAGGGGATGCCTTTGGCGCTTTCCTGCAGGCCGCATGCGATAACATTGTAAAGCACACCGCTGGCGGAATCTATATCTGTATGGCAGATAGAGAATTACATTCTTTGCACAGTGCCTTTATTAAAAGCGGTGGAAAGTTTTCAGTATATTTAATGTGGATAAAAAACACTTTTGTTTTTGACCCTTGGGATTATCACACCCAACATGAGCCTATTTTATACGGAAAATCAAAAGAAATCCCTTCCCTCCCTGAAGAGGGGTCTGTTGCGTCATATAAAGAAGGATATGAAGCTATATTGTATGGATGGCCAGAAGGTATGCGCCACGTTTGGGAGGGAGGTAAAAAGCAATCAACTGTTTGGAAGCATGATAAGCCATCCAACAATAAAGTACATCCTACCATGAAACCAGTTGAGCTGGTAGAGCGTGCCATTCGTAACAGCAGCAAGCGCGACAATATCGTTCTGGATTTGTTTGGCGGTTCTGGATCGACACTCATTGCCGCTCAAAAGGCAGGCCGCCGCGCCTATCTCATGGAGATTGATACCCGCTTTGTTGACGTCATCATTCAACGCTGGCAAAATTTCACCGGGCAAAAAGCAATAAATAAGGATACGGGATTGTCTTATGACGACACCAGAAAACTTAGAAAAGCCGATTAAAAAAAAGCGAGCGAAGCTAAAAATTGACATATTCCGTCAAGAGTTAGTCAATGAGGCTTTAACTGGTAAACCTTTTATCCCTACCGAACAAATGCGGGCGGATGTCAAAACGATGGCCGCTTTAGGCATGCCTGAAAAAGCAATTGCAATCCTCACTAGAAACCCCGATACGGGTAAAAGTATTGATGTTGACACCCTTAAAAAGCACTTTGAAAATGAAATCATAGCTGGCGCGGCTAACTCTTATCGCAGCACGCTTATGAATCTTTTTCGGATTTCTCAGTCGAATGAAATAAACGCAACGGTTTTATCCGCTATAGAAAAGTTTCTAGCAAGAATGGAGCGGCGCTTTGCTGATCCAGAAGATTTAAGAACAGAGCAACCGCCTGCAACCTCTGTTACTGTGAATATTGATAACCGCAGCCAGATAGCTTTTACGGAGGAACAACTTTTTAAATTGTCAAAAGAGGATTTAAAAAAATTGCATGAAATCAGACAAAGAATCCCTAATGATCCAGAAGGTTCTTTATGAACGGAGCTTGCACGATTTCTATAAAGCCTCTTGGCGTTATATCGATCCTGCCCCTTTCACCGATGGCAGGCACTTTGAATGCATATGTGAACATTTAGAGGCAGTTGCCAAAGGCTCAATCAATCGCCTGCTTATCAATATTCAGCCCCGCGTTTCTAAATCAACGCTTTGCTCTGTTGCATTCCCCGCCTGGCTATGGACGCTTAACACCCCGTACTTTGACAACTGGAACAACGCCGGGGCTGATAAAAAAATCCTTTCTCTTTCTTTCGCGCACAGCTTAGCGACCCGCGATGCCCGGCGCTCTCGAAACTTGATAAATTCTAAATTTTATCAGCAGTTCTGGGGCAAAGATTTTAACCTGGTATCGGATCAGAACGCTAAGCATCGCTATGATAATAATCAGCAGGGCTTTCGTATGGCCACAACGCCGCTAGGGCAAGTCCTAGGCGAAGGGGGCGACCTCATTATCTTTGATGATCCGCACAAAGCATCGGATATCGGGAAAGAGGCGCACTGGGAGACGATTCGTTTTGTTCAAGAAACCTTGCCTAACCGCTTAAACTCAGAACAATCAGCTATTGTTGTCATCATGCAGCGCCTGCATGAAAAAGATGTTTCGGGCGTGCTTGCTGAAACAGGCGATTATACGCACGTATGCTTGCCCGCTGAATACGATCCTAACCATAAATTTCACTTCATAGGCGACTGGCGCAAGGAGCCTGGAGAACTGCTATGGCCGGAAAAATTCACCCGCGAAGCTCTCGACAAGCGTAAACGCGAAATGACGCAATACGCTATATCAGGGCAGCTGCAACAACTGCCTGTGCCGCGTGAGGGCGGTATGTTTAAGGCGGAATGGTTTAAGTTTATTGATGCCCTGCCCCATGAGGTTCGAGAGGAGGGCGCATGCGTTCGCTTTTATGATATGGCGTCAACAGAGGTGTCGAATAAGAACCGCGACCCCGATTTCACTGCAGGCGTTAAAATATGGGGACACAACGGCGCGTATTACATTGAGGATGTAGTCAAATTCCGCCTATCCGCCGCAGCAGTGGAGGCGCGGGTTCAAAGTGCCGCCGCTATGGATGGCCTAGATTGCTATATCCGCATGGAGCAAGAGGGCGGGTCATCGGGTAAAATATCTATTGACCATTATGCCCGCGAGGTGCTGCCTGATTACAATTTCAAAGGCATAAAAAGCACGGGTTCAAAGGAAAAACGCGCAGAACTCTTAGAGGCGCGGGCGCAGAACGGGAACGTTTATATTGTGCGTGCGCCTTGGAACGCAGCCTTTATTGAGGAGCTTACTTTATTCCCTAACGGCGCACATGACGACCAAGTTGACGCAGCGGCTGGCGCAATTAACGAACTTCCCGTTATAATGCGCAGGAACGACCGGGGCGCTATTGGCGTTCCTATGCAAGTAAAATAAGGGTTTGGTTATGGCTCAAAATAAAACACGCAAAGCGACACCCAGAGGCAAGGCAGCAGCCGGGGCTGTTGAAGCTGAAATTGGCAACACTGGATTGCCTAGCGTTGGCGGGCGGATTCAAGATGAATTTTTGGTAGAACTGCGCGGCGAACGAGGCCGCCGGGTATATCGTGAGATGGCCGATAATGATGATGCTGTTGGCGCAATCCTGCTGGCCATTGAGATGATGATTCGCTCTGTGCAGTATCGGTTTGACCCGATAGACCAATCAAGCGCCGCTATGGAAGCAAGGGACTGGATGCAGGCGGCAATCTTTGACGATATGTCACATACTTTTGAGGAGTTTATCACCGAGGCGCTATCGTTCTTGGTTTACGGGTGGGCGTATTTTGAAATAGTGCTCAAATTCCGCAATGGTGAAAACAAAGAAGATAAAGAAAAGAGCAGCAAGTTTGATGATAAGGCAATCGGAATTGCAAAAGTTGCTATGCGCGGCCAGCAGTCACTCGACCGCTGGGAGTTCAAGGAAGGCCGTCTAACCGGAATGTGGCAGCGGGCAATGCTTGGTAATGCAATGTGTTTTGTGCCTATTGAGCGCAGCATGCTCTTGCGCACAAAGAAAATCATGGATAACCCGGAAGGCCGCAGCATCCTGCGCAGCGCGTACCGGGCGTACTACTACAAGAAAAACATTCAGAATCAGGAAGCCATCGGGTTTGAGCGTGATTTGACGGGTATCCCTGTTGCTTATATCCCATCGGAAATCCTATCAGCGACTACTGGCAAGGCATCACAAGCCCGCGCCGTCTATGAGCAGATCGTGCGCGATGTCAAAATGAATGAGCACGGCGGCATAATTCTGCCTTCGGACCCTTATGCTAATGATGACGGCTCTTACACCTCAACGCCTAAATTTAAGCTGGAACTGCTGTCATCCCCTGGCAACAAGGCCGTGGATGCCGATAAGGTTATACGCCGTTATGAGTCATCCATTGCCCGCACGGTGCTTGCTGATTTCATCATGCTTGGCAATGGCCACGGTAGCTTTGCGCTCTCAAAGAGCAAAACGGATTTGTTCTTGACCTCACTGGAAGCGTTTAAAAAAATCATCATCACCGGATTTCAAAAACACGTTGTGGAGACGCTTTGGGAAGTCAACGGGTTTGCTAAAGAGCTTTGCCCCTATCTGTGCGGCAGTAACGTTGCCCCGGTTGACCTGGCCGAGCTTGGCGACTTTATCAGCAAAACATCGGGTGCTGGCTTCAT